CTTCTAATTTTGAAATACTTTTAAGACACATATCAAATGATGGTATTGGTGAGAGTTGGCAAAATTATATACGAGGAATTTTCAACACATCTTACATTAAAAATTTAGTTAATAATTCAAGTTTTGAATTTATTAATTCTGGTATTTTGAATGATTCAATTTCACAACCATTAGTTTCATTATCAAATGAAAAGGCTATGGTTGATTATATTTCAGATTCAACAACCACTAATTCTTTTGATTTTAGTGATATCTACCCATTTACAGATTTAACTTGGTGTAATAATAAATTAGCTGATGGTGGAACTCTTATAGATGCAAAATCATCTTTTGATACTAGAAAAGTCTTAACATATAATTTAAATAAAAAAGTAATATCTAATTTTTTAGATACAACAAATGATGATACTAAAAGACCATTTACTAATTTTTCTTATAAAAATATCCAACAGCCGGTATTAAATAATCCTGATTTAAAAACTTTTTATAATGATAGAAAGTTAAAATCACAATTATTAACTGAAGGTAATTTAAATTACATTAATTATGATGGATTGGTAACTTCTTACCAAACAGTGTCAATGCTTAACACACCGTATTTTATTAACTCAATACAGGAAGGTGTGAAAAATTTTAGGAATGATAGTATAACACCATATGTGAGTTCGGCATATCTTTTCATTAATAGTTTACCCATAGCGACTTTAAAAGAAAAATATAAAACCTATGAAAATGATGCTGAAAAACCTTTAGATTATATTTTCGCATCTTTAAAGAAATTTGGGGCAATCCATAAAATGCCATACGCTTGGGTTCTAAAATTTGGGTCTGTTTACCATAGATATAAAAATTATGTGGAAAATGGTGTGGATATTATTAACACATCTTGGTCTGATTTTAAATATGTTGACAATTATGACCCAACAACCAAAGACCCAACAAAAATATATAGTTTAACTATAAACAATTCAAACATTGATATTGTTTTAGAAAAAAATAGTACATTAGGGGTTGAGACCTCAACATTAATTAATACTGGTTTTTACCCTAAATTAATTAATGATTTTAATGTTTTTTATCAGGGATTTGAAATTTATTCAGCGTATACAAGTACCGATATCCAAAACGGATTTAGTTCAGGTGTAACTCTTAACTATGTTAAAGATGCTATCATTGATATGGGTAAAGGTTTTGATGAAAAAAATCTTAACAGAAATTTAAGGGTGATTCCTTGGTCGGTTGCTATCAATACTTTTGATGGTAAGTTTACATATCTATTACCATCACAAGGGTCGTTAATTAATCAAACCAAAGATGAATGTATTACATCCAACAATAAATTAAAATATGAAATTAGTGGTAATACCGCAATGTATAATGGTTCAACTAGGTTATTTTGGACAGCCCCTAATTATGGATATTTTGATAATAGTAAGGTGGTAAAACCAAGTCCTCTCAATTACTTGAAAGAAGTGTTTTCAGGTCAAAGTAATCAACAAAACTTCTCAATAAATGGGGGTTCAACAGATTATAGTAGTATTGATGAAATATTTTCAGTTTTTGAGAAAAACATATTAGACGGATTTGAGTATGAGTTTTTAAAATTCTCAAAATCAATGTATGATTTTGAAGATAATTCATCGTATACATTATCAAATTCGTCAAACATATCTATAGGTGAATTTGAAACTGATACTGAAAAATCATTTAAGAATTTTCAGATGTTGATGATTAGTTTAATGAAAACCACAAAACTTACCGGAACAACACCAACAGATGTGATTATTAAACAACAACAAGAACAACTAACAACAATATCTAATATTTTAACTAAATTTATTAATACTGATGTTGTTTTTAAATACGGTAACCCGTCAAACTTTGATAAAAAATTATTTTATAGTTTTTCAACATATCAAATTTCTGACCCTTATACTTGGGAGAAATATAGTCTTACCACACCAAATACTTTACCGTATAGTGGTGGGGGAATCACTTTAAGTAATTCAAAAACAACTTATCCGACACAATGGAAAACTTTAGAGACTTATGTTGGATTTTCTGATGTTGATAAATTAATGTATAGTAATAATGGTTCATACATAACTGACTTTTTCATTGATTTAAATATTGCCTTTAATGTTGATAACATTAAGAATTTAGCACCTATTATAAAAATTTATACAACTCAAAAATTAAATGACCCCACTTTAAATATTTCAAAATTTACTATGTTGATGGATGAATATATCACATCTAATGAAACATTTAAAGGTAAAGTTATTAATAATTTAATGCCTAAATTACAGACAAAATTACCAAAAATTGTGACATCGTCTCAACAAACAATTAATTCGGTTTTAGAAGGACCGGCAACCAAAGTTGAACTATGGGAATCGTTTAAGGCAATTAATGATAAGTGGATATCAGGAAATGATTTTAAAACAAAAACATTATTTGAAGATATTATGTTAATTGATAGAGCAAGTCGTGATGTAGGTGATAAAATATTGGTGGATGTTATAAAATTAAAGGATTATTTGGCGACTATTAAGCCAACAATGTCAATGTTGGTGTTTGTTCAATCAATATTGGTCGACAACAATTTTGTAGTAATGAATTTACCATCATATGTTAATTTTTATAATGTGCAAGATGCTGTTAAAAATCCTAAACCAAGAGCGGAAGGTTCATTAGAATTTGCCAACACAATGTTTGGAACATTTTTAAATGTTGATTATAGAAACTCTTCGCCAAAATTAGTTTGTTTTTATGGTGGTAAACCAAGTGAACAATTAGATTTAAAAGATAATATTGATTATAGGTTTAGAAGTGATGCTTTTGATTTAAGACGAGCAAGTGATAATCCATTAGTTGAAAGTCAGATAGGTAAAAAAGATTGGGGTATGTCAAATAAAGTTGTTGGTTTTAATGTTGATATTGGAACTCAAAATCAATCCATATTCCACGGATTTCAAGTTGACCAAAGAGGAAGTACAGCAACTGCTGAATCATTAGAACTTTTAAATCAAATGGCTAATCAATCCGGAAATAGAAAAGCGTCAACACAAAATGTGTCTTTATTTAATTTATATAAAACCAGAAGTTATAATTGTACGGTGAATATGATGGGTAATGCAATGATTCAACCCACAATGTATTTTAATTTACGATATGTTCCAATGTTTAGTGGTCCTTATATGATTACAAGTGTTAATCACATAATAAGTCCGGGTTCGTTTGAAACAATTGTAGAGGGGGTTAGACAACCTATTGCGTCATTACCTAAAATAAGTGCTTACATACAATCATTAAAAACGACTTTATTAACAACAATAGTAAACAAAATTAAAGAGGATAAAGTTCCTAAAAAATCTGATAGTAATGTTAAAAAAGGTGATATTATTAGTCAACGAAATGAGGCTTTAGATAAAGGTTTAGATAATGATGCGACGGTTGCGTCGGCACAACAGACTTGTTCGGCGTCAACAAAATATAACACCTATAAAGTGGGTACCCCGAATAAAACAGTTATAAACTATAAAAATATTATTCAGATAATAAACACAAATACTAACGATATTAAATTAAGATATATTATATTCGCAATAATGTATTTACAATCAAGTAAAACTCAAGGATTAGAATCTTATGAACATAATTACGCAGGTATTGATATTAGTGAATTTTGGGGTGATGGTAGTTCAGGGTTTTTTAGTAGTTCAAAATACTATTATTGTTCACCTAAACAAATACCCTATGTTTATTTTGATAGTGCTAATAATCATGTTAAAATGTTAATTGCTAGGTTTGAAGGTAAATCCAGTGCTTTTGGGGAAACAACACCTGTTGATATAGCTAAATTCTATATTTTATACTTTAATGCTAAGAGTAATAATCAAAATGTTTATGATTCTATAAAATCAACTGATTCTGTACGATTAAAAAATATTGAATCTGAGATAGGCGAATCTATTTCACTTTATAATGCGATTACTAATAAAAGTTAAAAGATTAAATTTTTCACAATTAAATGATATTTATAAATAAAAGATTATGGACACAAAATTAATATTAGACAACTATTTAGGGAAAAAAGCTAGAAGTACCGAAAAAGATTTGGGAAATGGTTCTAAACAAGTTTGCGATTTAGACACAGGTGATTGTTATACAATTAGAATGAAAGATGGTCTAATTGAAAGAGTAGATAATACGATGACAACAAATAAAAAAATTCAGGTTGAAACATTAACCGGTGTAAAACAATTATTAAACGGATAATAAAATGAAAAAAATAGATAATCAAATATTAGAGGAATTGGCGAGATATAACTCAATCAATAATTATATTATGGAACAAGAGGCTGTTTTACCTCCACCACCAGGGTTAGACCCTGAAGAAGACCCTAACGCTCTTCCACCAGCGGACCCAAATGCTGTACCACCTATTGACCCAAATATGTCACCAGCACCTGCAGCGCCGGTTGAACCACAACCTGTAGATGTTGCCGCTGACCCCGATGTTGAAAAAGTGGGTGAAGAAGAAAGTAATACTAAAGAAATTGATATTACCGATTTAGTAAAATCTCAAAAAAATACTGAACAAAAACAAGAAGAGTATTTTAATAATTTATTCAGTCATCTAACGGATTTAGAAAGTAAACTTGGTGAGATGGACGGTATTATGAATAAATTAAATGACTTGGAGGCCAAAGTTGAAAAATACAGAGAAAAAACCCCACAAGAAAAATTGGAATTAAGAAGCCTAGACTCGGGACCGTTTAATCAAAAATTAACAGATTTTTTTGTTGATAAAGAAGAAGAAATGGACAAATCGGGAAAAAATGAATATATTTTAACTCAAGATGAGGTAGAGGATTATTCACCAAATGAAATTAAAAAAACATTTAGGAATTTTGAAGATGAAGCAACATCTTTTAAAGAGATTAGATAATTAAAATGGTCTTCGGACCATTTTTTTTTACAAAACAATTTGACAAACCACTCGTAGACACTTATACTTTTATAAACTTTAAAACATTTTAAACACTATGGCGACAAACAACAATTCATTAGACGCGGTTTTGGCTCAATATGAGCAATCAAAACAAGGAGGTTCTTCTTCTACCTCAAAATTTACACAAGAAGAAAGAATGAAAAAATACTTTGCTGCAATCCTTCAAGATAAGGAAACTCAAGGGCAAAGACGATTAAGGATTTTACCAACAAAAGACGGTTCTTCACCATTTAAAGTTGTTTGGTATCACGAAATCCAAGTTGACGGAAAATTCCAAAAATTTTATGACCCAGGAAAAAACGATAATGAGCGTTCACCTTTAAATGAGGTTTATGAAGAATTGCGTTCAACCGGTAGAGATTCTGATAAAGATTTAGCTAAACAGTACTTATCTCGTAAATTTTACATTGTAAAAGTTATTGATAGAGATAATGAGGCTGATGGTGTTAAATT